CCGAAGGGCATCGCGATGCATGTCGAGAGCGACTACGGCGTGGTCGTGCTCGGCGGCACCGCGAACAAGTGGGCGCGTCTGGCGACCGGCATCAGCGCCTAGCAGGCGTAGGGGGCGGGCTTCGGCTCGCCCCTTGTCAGAAGCGCGTCGCAGCCCCTCCCTGCGGCGCCCTTCTGTCAAGGGAGGCACAAGATGGCAGACTACTACACTTTCGGCGTCGTGCCTGCTGACATCGGGCGGTACGTGCCGCGCTTCGCGTTCGACACGACCAGCGCGCCGACGCTGACGCAGGCCGAAGACATCATCAAAGACCACGCTGCCGACCTGTGCGCCTTCCTCTACGGCATGGGCGTCGCGGTGCAGGCGGTCAACGGCGACCCGACGCTGGCGATGTACCGCACGGCGCAGCGCTACATCCTGCTGCGTTTCTCGGCGCAGGCTGCCCGGCTGCGGAACCAGAACAACCAGACGCTAGCCGACGAACTCGACGTGCAGGCTGACGCGCTGATCGACCGTCTGCGGAAGATCCCGCAAGACATGGGGTCGACCCGGCCGGTGTCGGTCACGTCGGCGAACATCATGCACTCGAATGCCGACTACCCTGGCGACATCTACCGCGCGTCGATCACGTCGGGGTCACGCCTGGCGATCAACGCTGCCGTCGACAAGATGTGAGGGGGTCGACGTGTCAAGCTTCAGTTTGATCCTCTACGACGAGACCGGCAAGGCGACGGGCGCGCTAGAAGCGGCGATCCGCAACGCTAAAGACTGGAAGGCCTTCTGGGCGGGCAAGGGCGGGCCGATCAGCACCCTGTGGGCTGACAGCCGCAAGGTCATGTTCGCTACCGAAGGCAAGTCAACGGGCGCCGACTGGCCTAAGTATACGCCGCTGGAGCAGCGGTGGTGGGTGCCGATCAAGCGGTGGTCACTTGGCGTCAAGCGGATCGAGCAGGGCGGCATCTTGCGTTGGACCCCGACGCCCAAGTCAGCGACACCGGCGGCGCACGAACGGCTCTACCCGTCGATGACGGTCACGAATCATCCGAACTACGTCTACAAGGTCAGCGGCACGTCGGTGCAACTCGGCACGTCGCTGGAGTACGCCCGCAACCACAATCTTGGGGTCGGCGCCTACGTGCGAAAGGTGTCGACGGGCAGCGTCGAACGCGCGATTGCGAGGGGCAACAAGGCGGCGGCAGTGGCTGACGCGTCTACTGACCTGAAGACCGTGCGCGGCGCCCGCAAGCGGCTGTCAGGGGCGATCAAGGATAGCAAGCGCAAGCTTGCGGCAGCACGCAAGGGTTCGGTCAGCGTGCCGACCCCGAAGCGCCCGCTGGTTCGGTTCGGTCGCCCGTTCGCGGACGGGGTGCAGAAAGAGCTCAACAGGACGGCGATGATGCAGTCGGCAGGCAAGAAGGTCGGCATCACGACTGACGGCTTGGCTGACCGGATCAACTTCGCCCGCGCGCAGGGTCGCCCGTGATCGCCGGAACTGCAAACGGCGCGCAGGTCGTCGCGAACGCGGCGAAGGCGCTTGTCATCGCGAACTGGTCGACGGTCTGCGACAGCGCGTGGCTGACGGCGATGGGCGCCCCTGGCCTGCCGTCGCCAGTGGCGGGCAACATCTTCACGTCGCAGCGCTCGCTCTTCACTGCCGAATCGCAGCCGAAGGTCGGGCTGACGGTCATCCGCACCGACGGGCTGATCACTGACGCCCTCGGCGCACTCGACCAGACGCACGAACTGGAGGTCAGCGTCTGCAGCGATTGGGGGTACTACGACAACACCGGGGCGCACCCGCTGACGACGGTGCAGCCGTTCACGATCGAGGCCTACGAAACGGCGGTGCGGGCCTACGTCGAAGGCATCGTCATGATTCTCTGCTCGGCGACCTACGGCTTCATCAACTACGACGCGCGGAACCAGTCGACGCCGAACTTCACGGCGACAGGGATCTACAACTGCCTGCCGTCGTCGGGGCTGACGCCTGTCGACTTCGTGGTCGGCGAAGACGACACCGGGCAGACGTTGATTCAACAGACCGTTCGTGCTTCTATTCAGGTGCTTCAGCGCCGCAGCCTAGCAAGGTAACAAAATGTCGTACTTGATCGCGAGTAACACAAGCGCTGTCTTCATCAAAACGCAGTCGGCGCTCGGCGCCTTCGACGACCCGACGGTAGCCGGTGAGAACGCGGTGCGGGTGGTTGGCACGCCTAAGTTCGCCCCGCGCGGCGCTGGCATCATTCAACGCACTGACATCTACACCCCGTTCGGCGGCGGTCAGGCGGCGGTCACGGGCGGCATCGGTTGGGACATCACCCTGCAGACCGAACTCTTCTGGCGGTTCGACGAGGCGCAAGGGCCGAACTCGGCGTACATCACGACGGCGGCATCGCAGCTGGCAGCGCTGTGGCTTGCGTCGCCGTGGGCGATCACGCTGCCGAACACCGACACGCTGCTGACGGTGCAGCCGTACTTCTTCGCCGACGTTGACCGGGCCACGCAGACCTACGCGGTGCAGCCGTTCAGCATCACCTACGAAGAGTCGAACGGCAAGCGGTACGACGCGTTCGACTGCATCTGCGTGCCGAAGATCAGCTGGGAATCGGGCGGCAAGATCATGATCGACTGGACGATCAAGGGCAAGTGGGTCGACGTCAGCAGCAGCAGCAACACGGTGCCGATCTACCCTGAGCAATACACGGTGACGGCGAAACCGCAGCCCCCGCTGATCGGTCAGAACGCGTCGATGTCGCTGACGGGCTTCTTCGGCGCCGACACGAACGCGCTGTCGAAGGTGACGGTCGACACGGGGTGGGCGATCAGCGACGTGATGGACACGCGGCAGGCCTTCGGGTTCGGGCTTGGCTTCATCGCCCTGACGACCTACCCGACGATCGCGGTCGAAGTGGCGAACTTCGCCGAAACGGTGCAGCCGGACTGGACGCAGGCGCAGGATAACACGATCACCGCGACCTACGACCTGATCGTGACGCTGGCGATCGGCAACAACAGCATCATCTTCACGCTGTCAGAGCCGCAGCTGATCGAATGGCCTGCGCCTGGCGATGCGAACGGCTACCGGAACATCGGTCTGAAGTTCGGCGGCATACCGAACAGCGGTCAGACGACGGTCATGTCGATCAAGTTCAACTCCTAACGGGTCGCCAGTCGGCGCACCCACCCCACCACCTTCGTCGCAAGGGCAACGCATGGCAATCGAGTTCATCGAACAGCACAAGATCACGGTCAAGAGCAAAGGTCAGACTGGCACGCTGCTAGCGCGTGAACCGAACGCACTGGAGGGGGCGCGCTACATGGCAGCGCTGCAGCGGCACGGTGCGGGCGTGCGGGCGACCGAACCCGACGCCTTCGAAGCCACGATCGCGCTTCACATCGGGCTGCTGGTCGCCTGCGTCGAAGGCAGCGAAGACTTCACGCCTGCGTTCCCTGCTGGCGGCACTGAAGCCGAGCGGCGGGCGTGGCTGCTGCGGCTGTCGTGGGCGGACGTGTCGCCGATCGCTACGGCGGTCATGGGGCTTGGCTTCCCCCCTACTTCAGCCGGGTCGTCTGGCGAGACTACGCCCGGCTAGTGATGACGCACGGGTTCCGTTGTTGGGAATGCCCCGACGCAACCCGCTATCAGAGAGGCTGCACGATGGGCTACAGGCAAGGGCTAGGGCACGACAGCATGACACCCGCGCCGACGACCTGCCTAGTGCTTGTCGACGAACCTGCGGGCTTTTGGGCGGCGAACAAGTTCGGCAAGATGATCGAGCGGGGGTCGCCGCAGATCGCCCTTCGTGACATGACGCACGCGCAACTTGAACTAGCCGAAGTGGTGCAATACGAACTGCAGGAAGGCGCGAAGGCCTACGACGAACAACGCACGAAGTCAGCCGAGCGCATGGCGTCGATGCTGGAGGGTCTGAAGCGATGAGCAGCGTAGCCGGTGCAGTAGTAACGATCGACGGCGACAGCAGCGGGCTTGTCGGCGCGCTTCAGAAGGGCGAAAAGGGGATCGACGACGTCAAGCAGAGCGCGGGCAAGCTGTCAGACCAGTTGCGCGAGGTCGCCGACGATGCTGACGCGGCAGCGGGCGCCCTGGTGCAGAAGCTTGGCGGGCCGGGTGCGATCAAGGCGATCGCGGGCGTCACGGCAGGCTTCGCGATCGCGAAGCAGGGCGTCGACATGTTCCTCGACAGCGCTGAAAACCTCTTCAAGTCGTACGGCGAAGAGGGGCAGAAGGTCTGGGATGAGACCGAAAAGTCGCTGTTCGCGATCAAGGGTGCCTTCGCCGAGGCGGTGCTAGGCGGCGCCGACATGGAGGAGATGGGCGCCCGGTTGAAGGTCGTCTTCGAAACGGCGCTCGACGTCATCAACTTCCTGCTGATCCCGGTTCGCGCTCTTAGCAGCCTGCTGTGGATGCTACGCGGCGACACCGACGACGCGACCGCGGCGACCGACAAGCTGAACGAAGCGATGGTCAGAACGGCGGAGGCGCAAGCGACGGCAGCCGCAGCGGTGGCGCAGCGTAGCGTCGACATCAAGGCGCTCTACAATCAGGCGCTGCGTGACATCGGGAAAGAGCAGGTCGCCGAGCAAGACGCGCAACTAGCGAAGTCGGAGGCCTATCAGGCAGGGTTTCAAGACCTACTAGGCCAATCGGCGCTGAAGGCTGCCAAGATCCTAGCCGAAGGCTCGATCTACGTGCAGGACAACATCGACGAGTACGAAGCGGCGATGCTGGAGCTGGGAGATTCGCCCGAAGCGACGGCGAAGGCGATGTCGATGTTCGCGAAAGCAGGGCTAGAAAAAGAGCTCGGCATGGTGTTTGCTCTTCGGCAGGCGTCGATCGAAGCGCTAGAGAAGTCGGCAGGCAAAGGGCAAGACACCGGTGCGCCCCGTGGCGTCAGCAGCGCGATGCGGACGGCAGCCGACGAGGTCGTCTACGCGGTGCAGCTGGCAGAGGGCGGCTACGAAAAAATCACGAAGGCGCAGTACGACGCGCTTGACACGATGCAGCAGCAGACCGGCGACTACTCGCAGCGCATCATGGAGATGTCGCGTGAGGACTTCGCCAACATGGAAAGGTACGCCGACAGCGTGTACCTGAACGACATCGAACTGAATGAGAAGCGGCTAGAGGCGCAGGCCGAATACGAGAAGAAGTCGCAGGCGGGCACCGACGCCTTCACGGCGGCATTCTACGCGGCGCGGCAGGAGATGCTCGACAAAGAGGAAGAGGCAGAGAAGACGAAGGCTGCCAACATCCTGAAGGCGAAGCAGGTCGTGTTTGACCTGACGATCACGCAGAACGCGAAGATGCTGGCAGCCGCGATCGTGGCAGAGAAGTCGGCAAGCGACATCGCCCGCGCTGCGATGGGCAACGTGGCGTCAGGCCTCGGCGACTTGGCGATGATCAAGTCAGGCGCCTACGCTGCCGAGGGGTTGTTTCCGCAGGCGGC